GTTGTCCTCGGCCATGAGTCCACAAACTGCTGCCCAGCGCCAACCCGGCATGGCCCCAATACCGGGCACCATGACGCAGCAGCCAGTCGCACAAACTGGTGTTGCCGGTCAGGCGCAGATGCTCAGTCCAGTGCAGTTGGCGCTGTTGGGTCGTATGCCAGCAAAAGAGGGTCAAGCAAAAATGCTTGACCTTGTGTCGCAGCAAGACCCAGAAATCATTCGCACCATGCGCGCCTTGGGAATGGCGCCAACACCACAGAATTACATGAGTATTCTGCGTGCCAAGTCAACAAACGTGAACCTGCCTCCGGGGCAAAATCAGTTTATTTCAGGCCTTGGTGGAGAGGCATCAAAGATTCTTTCCACCTCATTCCAGCAAGCACAAAACGCAAACGAGACCTTGGCCAACATTGACAGAATGGCGCCTGTGCTGTCCGAGGCTGTTACTGGCCCAATGGCAGATGCTAGAACATTCCTTTTGAGGGTTGGCAGTCTGCTGAATGTGTCTGGTGAAAATGTAGAGTCTAAGCTGGCATCAACTCGACAATTGGTTCAAGGTCTGGCATCGCAAGAGCTAACCGCAGCTGCAGCAATGAAAGGCCAAGGTCAAATTACTGAGGGCGAGCGCGCACTGATTAGACGTATGTCTATCGGCGACCAAAGCATGAGCGCCGCTGAATTGCGACGCGGTATGGGTGTGCTACAAAAAGTTGCGCTGTGGCGCCAAGACCAGTATGAAAAGCAATTCAACAACGCAATGAAGGTATCTGGAGCACAAGACTCTGGAACTCTTGAGTTGTTTAGGTTGCAGCGGTATCAACCAGTCACCATGCTGTCGCAAGAGGTGCAAGAGCCACAGCGCATACAAGTTGGTGATGTTCAAGAGGCGCCTGATGGAACCAAGTACAGATACAAGGGCGGCGACCCCAACAACAGAGAGAACTGGGAACCTGTTCAATAAAAGGCGGCACAGCAATGGCAACAACTTTCCCGTGGGAACAAAAATACACTGTAACGCCCGAGCCAACTGGAGCCAGTGCTCAGGGGCTTAGGGTGCCGACGCAGCAGCCACAACCTTTGGCTACATCTGGCTCAGGCCCATGGAATCAACCATGGCAGGTCAAGGGTTTGCTTGATAAAGAGCCAGAAAGCCAAGCCATCAGAATGGCCGCGCAGGGTGCGCTGTTTGGTTTTGCTGATGAGCTTGAGGCCGCATTGCGCAGCACGTTTGGCCCGGGCAAGTACGACGACGTTGTCAAACAAATCAGGGGAGAAATTCAAGCATACCAAAAGGCCAACCCGGGTAAGGCTTTAGCCGCTGAAATGGCCGGTGCAATGGCGTTGCCAGGGCCGGGCTTGTTGCGTCTTTTGGCTGGCAAATCACCAACCGTTACTAGGATGCTGGTTTCGGCCACAGGCGCTGGGGCAATTAGTGGAGGTTTGACGGCTGCTGGTATGCAGGAGGGTGACGCGCTTGAGCGACTCTCTGCGTCGATTCCCGGCGCTGGTTTTGGGGCTGTGGCCTCACCAGTTGTGGCGGGCGCTGGGGCAGGCGGCAAAATTTTGATTGACAAGTTTATGGACTTTGCGCGTCGCCGCGTGGGCAAGCGTGGCGCGTCAGCCATTGAGGCCGAATTGCAGCGATTGGCTAGAGACATGGACATGACTCCAGAGGAAATTGCCGCTAAGGTGGCGTCTGGGGAAATCATGGCCGAGAACGCAACCATCCGCGACACCATACGAGCCTATACACGCGGTAAAGGCGGCGAGGCTGGTAAGGTGCTGCGAGAGGCGCTAACGCGGCGACCCGGTGAGTTGCGAGAAGAAGCGGTTCTAGAACTCAATAAATACTTGGCGCCCGGCATGACAGGCAACGTGCGCAAGGCTGTTACGGCAACAGATGACGAGCTTAAGCGGCTTGAACAGGCAATGTATGACGCGGCATACAGAGAGGGCGCAGTATTCACCAAGCCGTTGTTAGACGCCATGACCGCTGCAATTAAGCGCACCAGAGGCAATGCAGCCAATGTATTGGAAGAAACCTACACGGCACAGACTGGTAGAACACCGTTTTTTACAATTAACAAAAGTGGCGAGGTCGTTTTTGACCGTGCACCAACATTGCAAGATGCTGAAGTCTTGAGGCGCGGGCTGCGTGACCTGCAGTCAAAGGCTTTTAGCAAAGGTCTTGGTTCCGCTGGAGAGGGATATAAAGAAGCAGAGCTGGCCCTGCGTGGTGAAATTGACGTGGCATCATCAGCGGTTGCTAGTGCCCGCGCTCAAGCTGCACAGCGGCGCAGCGCAAGGGATATGTTTAATCAAGGCAAGTCTGTGTTTGCTCAGAACGCAGACCAGATTGACATCGACTTTGGCAAGCTGATGCAAAGCGGCGACGTCAACGCCGTACGGTATTACCGCATGGGCGTGATGGACGCAATTCGAGGGCGCATGGCTGGCGGCAACCGCACGACTATGTTGCGCAAGTTAACTGACCCAGATACTAAAGAAGGTCAAATTTTGCGACACGTATTCCCGGGCGACGAACTAGACCGCGTGATTGGTTCTCTTGGTAGGGCCACTCAATCGGCACAAGCAGCTGGCGCAGTGCTTGGCGGCTCTGGAACGGCGCCACAGCAGGCTGCTGCGGCACGCATTGGCAGCGATATTTCTGACGCAGAAATTATCAGCGCAGCCTCTGGTAATGTCTTTGCGTTGCCGGGCATTGCGCTGAAGCTGGTCAAAAAAATAGCGCCGGGAGATTTGACTGACGCGCAGCGCAAGCGCGTAGCAGATGTTTTGGTGTCTCAAGACCCCAACCTAGTGCTGAACGCGCTCAAAGACTCTAGCTCGATGGCGCGATTGCAGGCGTTTGTCGCAAGACTAACCAGCGTCGCCCCAGCCTTGGGTACTGGTGCAGGCGGCGGTTTGGGCGGCATTGTTGGTGCTAATATTATGAATGAGGGCCAATAAATGGCCGACGGTCTCCTGCCCTACCTATTCAGCCGCAGCAACGCGTTTCGGCGCAACCTGATGGACATGGTCAGCAACCCTGCTGACTATGCCGCCAAGATGGCCGGGCAGGTCGTGGACTACGGCAACGAGGTCGCCGACCTGCAGCAGCGGGCTGGGATGTTTGGCGCTGGCCCGGTAGACGAGGCAGCACGCGACGAGCTGTACCAGCGCGCGGCTGATGCGGCCATGAACATGACGGGGACAATAATTGGCCCTAGCTCAAAGCTGTGGCGCCCAAATGACGCCTTTGAGGCGCAAAAGCTGTTGCTGCGTGGATTTAGCCCAGAAGAAGTGTGGCGCAGGACAGGCACAGCCAAGACGGGTGAAAAGGCATACAAGCAAGAAATTTCTGACGAGAAGTCTAGGGCGCTAGTTGGCAAGATGGCCATTGACCCCATGACTGGCTACAGAGAGACGCCCCTAAATTACCCGCTGGAGGTGCTGTTCAGGCACAACAAATTGATGGAGGCGTACCCTGAGTTGCGCTCAATTTATGCGGCGTCAAGGATAGGCCCAGAAGAAGGATTTTTTGCCGCAAAATCAAATCAGATGTTTGCCTCTGGAGAGGACAAAGACATCCTACGCAAAACCTTTTTGCACGAGCTGCAGCACGCAGTCCAAAAACAAGAAGGGTTTGCAGGTGGCGCAAACGTAGATATGTTTGAGAAAGGCGGTGCGCTGTACAGCCTCAGAAAGCCACAAGAATCGGCATACGACGCATACGAGCGCGTGGCCGGTGAGGCCGAGGCTAGGATGGTAATGCGTCGCGCAGACCTAACCGACAAGCAGCGCCGCGAGCTGTACCCGTTTCAAACGGGTCAGTATGGTTATGACGTTGACCCAAGTGGGTTGATTTATTTGATTGGTGAGTAAATGGCAACATACCTAGACCCGGAAGAAGCGCTGTTCCGAGCCTATCAGGAGCTGCAGTCTAACGACCCATATGCCGCGCGGCGTATGTTTACAAACGCTGCTGGGTTTGCTCCCGGCGCTGGCGTGCTGGAGGCGCTCGGTATGTTCCCAAGCCCGAGCGGTGGCTACGAGCCGAGTCTAGGGCAGAACATCAGCCAAGGCAATTTTGGTAGCGCACTGCTGCAGCTGCTCGGCGCAGGCGGTGACGCTGCGCTTGCCACCGGTGTGCTGGCACCAATTGGTTTGGGCATGAAAACCGCAGCACAAGCCGGCAAGGCGCTCAAGGCTGGGAGCAAGACGGCCAAGCAAGTGGCTACAGGCGAATATGGCACCATCAAAGCACCAGCCAAGTCAAAGATGGTTAAGGGCAATCGCAAAAAAATTGGCGATGTTGTGCCGACTGTCGCAGACCCGCAGCGCGCTGCTTTCCCGGGCATATATCAAGACCCACGGGTAATTGCAGCACAGGCCGCAGCAAACACTGCGCCGGAGAGCGGTTCGCTGCTACGACTATTTGGTACGACTAGGTCAGAACTCGCTGACATTGCACGTAATCGAGTAGGCAATCAGGCTCCAATTACCAACTTCTCTGCAAACCCGCGAGGCTCTGCTGCAGCCGATGCTGTTATGACCCCCGCAAACACGCAGCGCATTGTGGATACGTTGGGTGAGGCAGGGAAATACCCCGAGCTTGCTACCGGCATGGATGCTTGGTACGTGATGGATCCGGCCTTTCAGCGCCTAGTGCAGTTGGTTGGCAAAGAAGAAGCAATTAAACGGTACAACAGGTTCAACCATCTGACAGGCATGGCGTCGCCGGGTTCTGAAGTATTAACAGAGCTGAACCGGGGCACAGCAGCGAATTACTTGGCCCAGCAAAATAGGTTCGACGATTTTGTGAAGTACGCTGGTATGGCAGAAAACAAGAGGGGAGCAGATTTTCCATCTGATTTAGCCGGTGTTATGTCCCACCCATACCACTCAACGGCGCAGGCAACGCCTATGAGCAAGTACATTGAGTCTGGTCAGTTGCAAATGGGGTCACCAAAAGTGCCCCTATACATACAGTCATCTGGCGTCCCAGAGACGGGATTTCAGACTGCTCTGCCAGTTGGTGATGCGCATTGGTCTCGAGGTGTCGGCTTGGCAGACACTCGCAACACAAAAATGGTCAAGGGTAGAGAGGCCGTTCCCGGCGACAGCGTGACCAATACCGAGTTGCAATCGCTTGGCGACTGGTGGCGTCGCAACATTGCAGGCGACCTTGGTCTTGAGTCTGTGTCAACTCAAGCGCGCGCATGGGGTACGTTTGCACCGCAGACTGGTGTGGACACGCCAGTAGGTGCGCCCAAGCTAGAGCTGCTTGCTCGCAAGATTATGCAAACTGCGCAACAGACAGGCTTACCGCCCGAGCTGGTGCGCGACAAAGTGCTGACTGGCGAGATGTGGCTCAGTGGGCGAGGTTTGTTGGACTTGTTTTAAATGTAGTTGCGATGGCGTCCAAAAACGCCACCGCAAAAACAGCATCCAACTTCATGTGGCCAAGCTGGCACCCGGTCACTTTGCCGTCCTCAACAAAAAACATCATCTCCATCGAACCGAGGTGCTCATCATCAGCGCTCAAGTCTAGGTTCAAAATTTCAGCTTCCATTGCTACCCCCAAAGAAAGCCGCCATCAGCGGGTCAACCTTGACCTTGTGGCGGCGAGTGTTTTTCCGGACGTTCTCTAGCTCGCGCTCGATTGGCTCCATGCGCTCGCGGTGGCGGCGGGTTGCCTCGACAAGAGTCATTGCCCTTGGCTTTGGCACGTCAACCCCAGCGCCTGCCGAGAACCGACGCACGTATGGGCCGTCGCCGTTGTCGGTTATCCAGCCGCTGATGTGTACCAGCCCCGCCCTGTGCAGCTTGCTTATGACCTTGTACGCGTGCCGTTTGGAGCAGTGGCAGCGCTGTATCAGCTCCTGACCGTCGGCGCCCGGGTGCTGCTCCAGATAGGCTAAGACTCGCTGGGCGGTTGCTGACCGACGAACGAATCCTCCAGCGCCAGAAACGCCGCCTCCATCCCCCTGTGGTACGCCGCCCGCCAAACATCCAAGTGCGGTACCCCGACCTGCCGTCGGCTCGCATCGACTATCCATTCGTAAAAATCCTTATCGCAATCGGTTATCGGTTGGTCATCCATTTGTGTCCACCACAAGTTGTTCCCACAATCGCTGGTACTTCAGCTCATACCCGCGCACGACCACCTGCCCAGACGACGGCTGCGGGTCTTTGACGCGCCAGCTCAGGCGCTTGACCAGCACCTTGGTCTGGTCGTCATAAACGTACCAGTCGTCGTCGTTGATGCAAAAGGGGTCGGTAAAGGCTGGCCTCATTGCAGCCACTCCATTGTCCCGTAAATGAGCGGAGCGGCAATCAAGGCCGCAGCCGTCAGGTCAATCAACCAGCCGCGTAGTTTAGACCGGCCTCGGTATTCCTTGGGGATGGGTGGGTAGTAAGTGTGTCGTCCCATGTCGTCGTCTCCTGAGTGTGGGGGCCGCAGCCCCCGTTGGTTTACTTTGCTGCAGCAACCGCCTTGGGGCGGGTGATGCTGGTCTGCTTGGCGCCCTTGTAGACGTCGTGGCTCTTGATGGTGGCCTTGACCGTGAACGTGTCGCCACGCTGCAGGTCGGCGCCCACGTCAAACCAGCCGTCGCGCTGAATCGTCTCAAGCACCATGCAGTTGCTGTTGCCCATGTACTTAATTATGTTGCCGTCGGTCGTGCGGGCAATCACTAGGTACTTGCCGCCGAACTGCGACTCAGCCGACGGCTCAAGCCAGACCTTGCGCTCAAACACCAGCGTCAAATCTACGCGCTTGCCAACGACGCCAACGTGCTCGCTGGTGGCGTCGATTTCGGCCTGCTTGGCGCGCCACTGCTCAAGACGCTCGGCGCGGCTGTCGATACCTCGCAGCACGGCCTCGACTTGCTTGGGGGTCAGCTTGCCGTAGGTGTCAAAGGCTTGCGCCATGGCGCCGATGAAGTTGTCTGCGTAGCTGGCGACGTAGTGGCCGTCTTGGCTGTACACGCGGCCAGCGCCGATGGCGTCCACAACCTCTTGCGCGCGGTCGTAGGTGCGCATGAACGTGGTCTGCGCGTTGTTGATGATGCGCCGCTTGGTCGCGGCGGCGTACGCCTCGGGGTTGCCGATGCCGCTACGCTCAAAATCTTCATCGCTCCAGTAGGTCATGTCGTTCTCCTGTAGTTGGTGTAATGGATTGTGCCCTTTTTTAGTCAAGCACGTCAAGCCCTACTAAAGTGTAGGGTTATTTGCCTTAAATGCCTAAAATTCGGGGTCATGAACCCACTTACCGACCTAGTTACCCGCGCCCGTGCTCACGGGCTGAAGATGGCCGACGTATGCGCTGAGGCTGGCGTACAGGCCGCTCAGGCGTCGCGCTGGCGCCATGGCAAGGTCAGGCCCTTATACGAGAGCGTGGAGCGCCTAGAGGAGGCTCTGGAGCGTCTTATCGCCCGCCAGTATGCAGGGCAGGCAGGGGCTGGGGAGGGTGACGCACCAGCGAGCGAATCGCCAGCCGCAGCGCAGCCGACCGAGTTAACCCCAGTCGGCGCGCTAGCTGGTCAAGTTGGCGCACCTCCGAGTCCCGGAGATACGCCCCCACAAGCCTAGTTGGCTGGACTGGCTTTACCAAGCGTCGTCATCCTCTGACGCGTCGCTGGCCACCGTGGCCGCAGCCGTGGCTGGCGATAGCCCAAAGTCGGACGCCGCACTGCTGCGACCGCCGCCCAGCTGGTCGCCCTTGCGCGCCAGCATGACGTGGTTTAGGCCAAAGGCCACCCCACGATTGCCCGCAGCGTCGTAGGCATAGGCGTTGAGCGATACGCGGCCATAGTCTCCCGACACAATGGCATCAGCATCAATCAGGTCACGGCCCTTGGCGTCAACGACACCCGGCTTGCGGTCTGCGCTGGTCTTTACGGTCATGAAGAAATGCCCGCTGTACTCCGGCCCGAGCGGCGAGCCGTCGGACTTGGTCTCGGTGTCGCCGTCGCGCAGAGGGTTGCGCGGCTTGCCCGGAACCTTGTCGCCCCACTTGGCCTGCAGCGCAGCCTTGGCCGCAGCCTTAATCGCGGCGACGCCATCCTTGTCTGACTTGGGGATGAGGATTTGCGTGCTGTACTCCTCCTTGCCGTTCATCTGGTTGACGCGCGGGCGCATCAAGTTGGCATAGGAAAAGCGCACTTCGTTGGTCACTACTTTGGTCGTCATAGTCGTTTACTCCTGTTTTGACGTTTTCAACGGTTACCAAGATGAGTCACCATGTGTCACGGCGACTCAACTGGTTGCAGGACTGTAGCATAGTTTTTAAACTTTTTAAAAGCGTGATACATTCGGGGTTCAACAGCAACGAGGTAAACGTATGCAACGCTCAAAGACGTGGATAACGATGGACAACGAAATCGGCATCGAGGTTGGCCGCGACGCCACCCACCTGCACCTAGTAATCGAAACCGGCTGGCCATTCCCGGCGCCGCCTGTCAGGGTGCCAAGAAAAGAGTGTCGTCTGCTCGACGAGCACGAGCAGCAGGACATGACAGAGCAGTACGGCGAGGCGCCGTTTTGAAGCCCACCGTCACGCTCAAGCCCCACCAAGTTGAAGCACGCGACTGGCTCCTGAAGAATCAGCGCTGCATCCTCGCAGACCAACCACGCGTGGGCAAGACGCTACCTACGGCGTCTGCGTCACTGGCGCACCTGCCCGCAATGATCGTCTGCCCAGCCATCGCCAAAACCGTGTGGGAGCGCGCGTTCAACGCGCTCGACAGCAGCGTGCCGGTGGCTGTCATAACCGGGCGCAAGGCTGCGCAGGAGCTGCACCTCAAGGCGCAGACTAGGGCGGTCGTTGTCATTAACTACGACCTGCTCGCCGACGTACAGGAGCACGCGTTCCAGGACTTTCAGACGCTGGTGCTGGACGAGAGCCACCGCATTAAGAACGAGAAGGCCAAGCGCACCAAAGCCGCCATGAAGGCCATGCGGCACATTGGCCGGGTGTACGCGTTAAGCGGCACGCCGGTACCCAACCGACCCATCGAGTTGTGGCCGCTATTAAACGCTTTGGGAATCTATCGCGGCGGCTGGTACGACTTTGCGGCGCGGTACGCCAAGATGTGGAAGGCGCCGTGGGGCATGGACGTCAGCGGCGCAAGTAACCTGCCCGAGCTGCGCGCCATGATGCGGCCGCACGTCCTGCGCCGCAAGAAGGAGGACGTCTTTACAGACTACAACGAGCCGCAGGTGTCACTCATCACATTCGACCTGCCGGTGGACAAGCGCGAGCAGGAGTTCGACGCCGACGCCTTGGTCGAGAACCCCAACGCGCTCATGGCGTTTGAGGGGCTGTCGGTCATCATGCGCGAGGCAGGTATGCGCAAGGTCAAGCCAGCGTGCGAGTTTATTTCCGACCTGATGGAGTCCGAGTCCAAGGTCGTCGTGTTCGCGCACCACAAGGACGTCGTCGCGCAACTCGCGCAGGGTCTGCAGGCTTATCACCCCGTCACCATCACGGGCGATACACCGGCAGCGCAGCGGCAACAGGCGCTCGACAAATTCCAAGACCCAGACTCAACGCACCGCATCATCGTCGGCAACATCGCGGCCATGTCAGAGGGCGTTGACCTGTCAGCTGCGGACGTCGTCGTCTTTGTCGAGGCGACGTGGCAGACGTCAGCGCTTGAGCAGGCATCAAGCCGCGTCGAGAACATAGCCAAGCAGGCTTTCCGGCCACTGGTCTACCTGCTGACAATCCGAGCATCACTTGACCACAACATATTGGGCAAGGTCTTGCGCAAACTCAACGTCATTGACCAAATCATTTAGGAGAGAAACATGGCAAAGACAACGGCAGAACGCATACGAAAAACACTCATCGACCACCCCGACTGGACAGCGCTGCAGGTCGCGCGAGCGTGCAGCACCACGCGGCAACGCGTCTACCAAGTCAAGCACCACCTGCGCAAGCGCATGGAGAATCAGATGGCCAAGCTGTCCAAGCAGATGGTCACGCTGCACCCGGTGCAGGCAGAGGTCAAGCGCCAAGAGCCAGCGGCAGAGGCCGACGCCAACGCGCGGCAGGTCGGCGGCGCTCATTACAAGGGCAAGTCAATCCAGCCGTGGGACTACATCAGCAGCAACCGGCTTGGTTACCTTGAGGGCAACATCATCAAGTACGTCAGCCGCTGGCAGGACAAGGGCGGCATCGAGGACTTGCGCAAGGCGCGTCACTACTTGGACAAACTGATTGAGGTGAGTTTGTGACGCCCACATACGTCATCGAGGCCGCGACTCAGGTTACGGCTGGTGCGGCCTTGATATTCCTGTCCAACCTGCTGTTTATGCCGCTGCTTGGGATAGAGGCCACGGCTGCATCAAACGCGTATTTGGTCGCAATCAACACCGTCGTGGCCTTTGCCAAGTCCTACGGCGTGCGTGCATTTTTTCGGGGGATGGCTAAATGAATGACCCATTCAAAATTATTGAACCGACCTGCATCAGCTTCAGCGGCGGTCGCACTAGCGCCTATATGCTTTGGCGCGTGCTGCAAAGCAACGGCGGTCTGCCAGAGGACGCGGTCGTCTGCTTTGCCAACACAGGCAAAGAGGACGAGGCCACTCTTAAATTTATCCATGACTGCGAGACCAATTGGCAGGTTCCAATCAAGTGGCTGGAGTGGACAAGCGAAAAGCCCATGTTCAAGGTGGTTGACTTTGAGACGGCGGCGCGCAATGGCGAACCGTTTGAGGGGTGCATCAGGCACTACAAAAAGCTACCCAACCCGGCGCAGCGCTGGTGTACCGGCCAACTAAAGATTAGAACGATTCACAGGTACTTGCGCAGCCTCGGATGGAAGCACGACGAGAACGACAACTGCGACTTTGTTGGCATCCGCGCAGATGAGCCAAGGCGGTCTGCAAAGATGGACATAGCCAAGACGCCGCTTGTTGCCGCTGGCATCACCAAGGCAGACATCAATGCCTTTTGGTCTGAGCAGCCGTTCAAGCTAGACCTTGAGATATTTATGGACGAGGCGCTGCTTGGTAACTGCGACCTGTGCTTTCTCAAGAGCATGGACAAGAAAACCAACATTGTCCGTATGTACCCAGAAAAAGCCGAGTGGTGGGCCAAGATGGAGCGCTTCGTTACAGAAGCAAACCCGGAGCACGCTGGCACCGGCAACCTGTTTAGAAAAGACCACCCGGCGTACAAGTCAATGTATGAGTTTGCCAAGTCACAGACGTCGCTGTTTGGTGACGAGTCCATAGCCTGTTTTTGTGGAGATTGATATGTCAGAAATTGCACACGCACAACGAGCACACGCCCGACTATCTGCCAGCCGCACCGAGCGGTTCATGCTATGCCCCGGTTCTGTCAAGCTGGAGTCGCGGATGCCGTGGGAGCCTCCCGGCGAGGCTGCGGCCATTGGCACGGCGATACATGAGCTGTCGGAGGCCATGCTGCGAGGCAACGCTCTCAACCCAGCCGACTACCCCGACGAGCATTGGAACATGGCCACCGAGTACGCCGAGTTTGTCAACAACCTATGCGAGGCACCCAAGCGCAAGCTCATCGAGGTCAACCTCGATGCGGGACTCAAGTCGTTGCACCCTGCGCTCGGGGGTACGGCTGACGCCGTGCTGACCGAGAAGCGCACGCTGCACGTCGTTGACCTCAAGACCGGGCGCATCCCAGTCAGCGCACACAACAACAAGCAGATGCTGACGTACGCGTTGGGCGCCATGCGTCAGTTTGATGCGCCTGTTGACATCGAGGTGGCGATGCACATATTCCAGCCGCGCACCGGCCACAACGTCTGGGTGACCGACGGGCTGACTGTCATCCAGCACGGGCATGAACTCAAGGTCGCAGCCGAGGCGGCGCTGTCGGATGACGCACCCATCAACCCCGGCGGTAGCCAGTGCCAGTGGTGCAGGGCCAAGCCCATCTGCCCAGCGCTGCGAGAGCGCGTGCAGGACGCCGCGCGCACCGACTTCAGCACCGCCAAGCCAAACGCGCAGGTCGAGGGCGCAGACTTTGATGACAGCGCCACCGAGGCGCCCGACATCACGGCTGACGTGGTAGAGGACGCGCAGCTGGCCATCGCTTGGGGCGAGTCGGTCATCAACGCGGCCAAGCAGCAGATAATCAATGGCCGCGACATCGAGGGCTGGCAGCTGCGCAAGGGTAGGCAGACACGCTTCTGGCGCGACGAGGCCATGGTGCGCGAGGCGCTCAAAGACCACCCAGAGGCGTTCGACGTGCGCAGCCCATCAGCGGTGGCAAAGCTCGGCATCGAACTCAGCGACGACCTAGTCGGCGTCAAGGAGTCGGCGCCGTCACTTGTGCGTGCCAAGGCGAGCGAGTAACATTGCCAGCCCATCCCAAAGCGTCACCCAAAAAAAACCCAGCGGGCGTAACCGCTGGGTTAAGGCTCTCTATAGAACCAAGAGGAGACGAAATGACCACTCAGCAAGCGAGTAGCCGATGACAATTTTAGACCAACAAACACAAACAGACGAGCGCTCAAGGCGCGTCGCGCTGGCCATAGCCCAGCTCTGCCCAGACGCGCTTTTCTGCACCTTTTTCCCGACCCCAGACGGGCGCAAGATTCCATACAACAAGCGCGGCCAAGGCGTGGCCGCAGAGACCCCGACCGAGAACCTGTACAAGTCCGACGAGGTCAAGTCGGCCTCCATCCCCAGCGGCCACCTGTGGGGCGTGGTGATGCACCAGCCTATCCGCGACGCCTTTGGTGGCGTGCTGACGGTGCTGGACGTGGATATGAAGCGCTCGGACAGCGCCACCGACGTGCGCATACAGCGGCTTGGCAAGTGGGCCAAAGAAAACGGCCACCTGACAGAGCGCAGCCACAGCGGAAAGGGCAGGCACGTCATAGTGCTGGCCGACGACGAGCCTGCGCTGCTCCCGCGGTACCGGCTGGGCAACCATCAGGAAATCGAGGTGTTTGGCCAGCAGTCGTCAGCAGGCAAGTCGGTCATGTTGACCGGCGACGAGATGTCCCAGCCCAACATTGGAGACCAGTCGGTCAGGCTGACAGAGGTGCTGGAGCGGCTCGGCATCGAGGACGTGCAGGAGCCTGTCGAGAAAAGGGCACAATCCATTACGCCAACCATGCCCGTCGTCACCAATTACGGGCGTGACGACCTGCAAAAGGCCGCTGACGCGCTGGAATATGTGACTGCTGACATAGACTACCCCGACTGGATTCGGCTCGGTCAGGCGCTGCACGACGCCTTTGGCGACGCAGGCAAGGCGGTTTGGCACCAGTGGTCAACCGGCGGGCAGAAATATAAAGATGAGCACGACATTGACCTGCACTGGAAGTCGTTTAACGCAGGCAAGGGCGTCGGTCTGGGCACGCTGTACGCCATCGCCAAGGCTGGTGGCTGGACGCCACCGACCAAGGCGACAGAGCGCCGCACGGCCATCGAGGACTTTGGGCTGGCCATCAAGGCCGCAGAGCAGC